CGTCTTCGACGGTGGCTGTGGTGCCGTCCTGTTTCTTGCTGTCACGGATCCACTGCCATGCCTTCAACCCGTCAGCGGCATTGACTGGCGGGATGGTGTAGTTCTTCCCGTTGATGGGGAGGGTGAGCGGGTCTGGTGCGATGTCTTTGAAGTCTGTGAATGCCATGATTCTCCAATCAGGTATAGGAATGCCCTGCTTCTCGACGTGTTGAAAGGGGATCCCCGCATGGTGGAGAATCAGGGCGTTAAGAAACCATGCGGGGAAGAATCAGAAGGTGAAGGTCAGGAGGCTGCTGTGACGGTCACGTCCGCACCGGTGGAAGTGCCTGCCGGAGTGGTGACGGTGAGTGACTGTGCGCCCACCGCGTTCGGTGTGGTGACCACGATCAGACCATCCGACACGACCGTGTACACGGCCGCCGAGGTGGATCCGAACTTGATGGCCGTGGCACCGGTGAAACCGGAGCCGGTCAACTGCAGCAAGGCACCAACCTTCACGGGAGATGGCGATACCGCGGTGATTGCGGGCGCTGAGGTGGATGAGAGCGGGTTCGGGATCTCTTTGCGGGCACCGTCGCCGGTGATTTTGATCTCCGCCTCGTCCAGGTCGGTGACACCGGTCTTGGAGCGGGAGAACTCCACGATGCCGCGCCCTTGATAGGCTTCCGTGCCACCGTTCTTGTCATACCAGCGCACGTACAGTCGTGCATCCTCGCCGTACTTGTCGGAAGCCGCTCGGCACAGTTCCTGCCCGGGGTCAAACACGCTTGCCGTGGTCTTGCGGTTTGCTTTGATGTCGACGCCCCATGACTGCATAGTGATTTCACTGGATCCCCAACCGTCCGAATCGTAGTCGGAGGAATCCTGCGTGGTACGGTCAAGAGTCGGGTTGAAATCGTTCATGCCCATGATCTGCACCCAGTTGGTGCCATCCTTGGACACGTCCGCACGGTAGCGGCGTGCAAGTGCTGTAGTCATAATTGTTTTTCCTTTCGATGGGTTTCTAGTCTCTGAACATCGTGGGTGGAGTGTCCACGTCCACGTTGTATTGGTTGGTGGTGATCCACCGTTGTGCTTCGTCCTGCCCGAGGTTCACCGAGTTACGCAGATAGCATTGGTTGAGCGTGCAATCCCCGCCAAGCGCATATTGGGTGAGTCCGTTCAACCATTCATCGCAGGCGTCGGCAAGCTCATCCGAGTCGAGCGGAATTCCGGGCTTGCCACGACAGGCGACCTGCAGGAGGCCACTGTTGTGCGCCTGATCGGGTATGGCGTTCATGGGCAGGTAGTTGAGGGTGATGCACCTGTCCGGACTGTCGGGCATGGTTTTCAGCACGATTGCCGTGCCGTCACTGCTCACCACGTCGTCCAGAGTGTAGATGCCGACCTGTTTCAGATCGAGAAGGCGGGCGATGCCGGTCAGTAGCAGCGTGGTTGGTTGGTATGTCACATGTCCTCCCTCATCACGTCCGCCACGATCTGCATGCACCTGCCGGTCTCGGTCATCATCGGAGTGGTCAGGAAGAACGACTGCCCATTGTCATGACATAGAGGCTTGCCGTTCGACGGGCTTGGCACGGGTTTCATCCGCAAGAACACCCCATACTCCTGATAACGGGCGTACGGGCCCGGATAGGTGACCGACACCTGCCCGTCGCCGTCCATGTGCACGTCCGCGGAACCGGCGAGGTCACCGGTCTCCTTGGGTGCGAGCATGGCGCTCTGCTGTCGTATATGCTCACCGGCTTGTATGAGACCGCGTGTGTATGCGTCTCGTGCCGCGCCTTCGATGTTGGAGAAGTCGAATGAACCTTCGAACTGCATGGGCGTTCACCTCCGATACGGTTCAGACGAGACTCACAGTCGTATGATCGGGCAGCTCCAAATCGCCTGAGTCGGCCACGTTGACCAGGACCACGCTGCCTTTCACCGTGCGCGTCTGGTCAGCTTCAACTCGTAAGACTTGCGATCCGGGTTTGAACAGTGGCGCGTACCGGTTGTTGCAGGTGATGGTCGATGAGCCGATGATGCGCTGGCCCTGACTGTCACGAACGAGTTTGGAACCGTCCGCGAAGAAGCAGGGGAACGGCTCAGACTCCTTGTACAGGGTGACGCCTTGACTGTTGACTCCCTTGCTGGTGCGCACGATTGCCGTATGCACGTAGAAATCTTCAAGCTCATCGACTGCCATCAGCCTGCCCTCCACGGTCCGGTCGAGTTCAAGCCCGCGGCATCGAGGATCTGCCGCGCCGATGGTGCTATGCCTGTGGCGACCTGCTGCCGTACCTGTGCCGCGTTCTCCTGCTCCACGGTGGAATAGGAGAATGACGCTCCGCTGATGCTCTTCGATGCCTTCACACTCACATCTACGGCACCACCCTTATCTGGGTCGATGCCGAGCTTGTTCAACGCAGTGGCATGAGCGCAGGTGGCGTCACGGAACGCGTCACGCACACTCTGCTCCACCGGCAGATCACCGTCATCGACCAGGTACACGCAGACGCTCGTATAGATTCGTACAGCGAGGGACGCGGCACGCAGCAGCGATGTCACATTGTCCGGCAGTTGGGCATCGGCGGCGAGGTTGTTGTATGCCCGGTAATCGTCGTCGGTGGCGTAGATGGCCATGGTCAGGCCTTGTCGCCGTCCGAAACGGGTTCACCGTCAGCGGCGGGCTCGGCATTCACCTGTGCATCGGCGGCCTTGTACGCTGCGAGGTCTTCGGCGTACTTGCGTTTCGCCACGAGCTCGCGTGCCGTGTAGATGATATTCGGGTCGGTTTCACCAAACAGTTGCGGGTTCTCCTTGCGAGCAACCTTCTCAGTGAGCAGCGAATACCCAGGTTTGGGTTGTTCGTTGCCGGCCTCGTCCTTCACGGTGAGGTATTGGCTGTAATGCTCTTCGGTCACGGCTTGCACGCCGCCTGCCGCGTTCTTGATGTATTTGGTCATTGGTTGTCCTTCCAACAGGTGGGTAGGGGTGCAGTGCGTCGCAGGGACTGGGTTTCGTCAAGCCTGCGACGCACGCGAATGTGGTGAACTGTCCGGACTTCCGGATAGTTCGAATGCGGTTAGGAGAGGACCACGAAGCCCTTCTCGTCACGGAGCTTGGAGACACCGTAGAGCACGTCGAACGTGGTCTGCACACCCAAGTAATCCTTGTCGTACGCCATGGTGCAGCGCAGCGTGATACCGGACTGCGGGTCGGACACGACCGCCTGGGTGACACCCGAACCGACCGGCGCGGAAGGCAGCGCGCGAGAGGCGAGGATGATGGCACCGGGATCCAACGCGAGGTTGTGCGTGGAGGTTGGTGTGCCAGCGACGGACGGCACCAACTGGGATTCGTGCAGTTGAAGCCCGTAGATGTCCTGCGCGATGAGACCGTTGGTGATGTCACCACGAGCCGCATTGTAGGAGAAGAAGTTCTGCAAGTGGTCGTCACCGAGCAGTGCAGCGGAGTCCTTGGTGCTGACAATCAGGTGACGGTTACCACGAGGCACCTTGTTGTCGGTGAACTTCTTATTGGCCGCACGCAGCACGGCGGCATCCAGATCGGTACCGGCAGTGCCGAGGGAGCCACTGAACGAGCTGTACAGGCTGAACAGGTCGGTCTCCACCTGCTCGGCCAGAGCGATGACCTGGGCCTTCACATACTCCTGCGAGATGAGCGGCTGCGACAATGCCTTGGCATAGTCCTCCAGGAGGATGGTGACTTCCTTGTGCTTGTCGAGCTTCACCACGGTATCGGTCGGGTTAACGGCCTGCTTAGTGACGGGCTTGTTCTGCAGCTTGTCGTTCGCGGTGAGAGTGCCCGCATACGGGATGTGGAGCGTGTCGCCCACGTTGAATATGGCAACATCGGTGTCCTTGGTCACCAGTGGTGCGAGGACGATGTTGTTGCGCAGGATTTCAAGTGCTTCGTTCGCCCAGATCTGGGGGATGAACGGAGCGATGGTGGTGGTGTTGATATCTGCCATGAGTTGGCTAGCCTTTCAGAGGTTATTTGATGCGACCCTCAGACATTGCTTTGAGGATGTCGCCTCGGTGTTCTCGGTAGAACGCAGGGTCGGAGATCTGCGCCTGCGTGTACGTGGTCGGGCCGCCACCGTTCTTGGTGGGGTCGATGCCACTGCGTGACGCGGGTTGCGGGGTTTTGAAAGCGAGTAGCGCCTGCACTTGCGCGTCGAGTGCCTCCGCGTTATCCGCGGTGAGGAGTTCGACGGGGATGTTGTTCTTCGCAGCCGTTTCGGCACGTAGAGCTTGCGTTTGAGCCTGCTTGTACTGGGCTTCCCATTTCGCCGCGGTGTCCTGAGCTTTCTGCAACTCGGTTTTCTGCGACTCCTGGAGAGCGTCAAACTGTTTCGCCTTGTCGGCGTTGGCTTTCGCCTGCGCCTCGTTCTGACGAGACAGTGCTTTCCATTTGGTGGCTTCCGTCTGCCAATCATGCACTTCGGTTTCAGGCGCGGCAGGTGATGCGGGTGCTCCCGTTTCGGGAGGTGTGGGCTGCTGTCCCTGTGCTTCTAGTGGGGTTGGTGTTCCGGCGTCTGGTTCTTCCATGATGTTGTTCTCCGTTTCGGATCATTAAAAAAGCCACCCCGTTGCGGGATGGCGAAAACTAGTGGGAGGGCTACCTGCGTAGCCCGAGGTCGGGCTGTTCACGGTGAGACCTTCGCAGCAGGCCGGTGTCCTTCGTGAGCTGTCG